TATAGAATGTCTAGCTGAAATCCTGTTGCTTTAGGGTTATAGGCTCGAAGATATTTTAAGACACGCCAGTTATTGCCTTGTTTGTATTCAAATTTTTCAGTGATTCGCTCTAATACTTTTTGCGCCTGACTGAGAGTGCTGTGATATTCGTAAGCAATATCATGCACCGGTGCGGCATAGTGCGAACCAATTTGTTTTAATGCTGGGTGAAGCACTTGGCAAAGTTCCGTGCCACGCAATAAAGCAAACCATGCCCAAACGAGCTGTTGTAGGTCATGCTCTGTAAATTCACGGATGAATAGCTCATCTTTTTTCTGTTCAGTGATAAGCTCACCTTCAAGCACGATTCTGTGAACATACTCTACTGCTTCAGGGAGTTGTTCAAGGGTTAAATCCTCTATGCTTTCCACGTTAAAGCGTTGATGGACTAAATGATAAGCCTCAGAATAAATTAATCCCTTTTTGCTCACGAGCATATTCACAGCATTGCGTAAGCCTGTTCTGTCATTAACGGATGTTTTGCTTTCATATTTTCCTGTTTTACGAATAGTAGGTAATACTTCCGCTGTAACCCATTTTCTAAAACGGTGTGGAATAGATCCTTTTTTAACGGCATCACGGCAACGTAAGATCAAAGTGTACATTCCGCTTTCGCTGACTAATGAAAGGCTTTGTGCGCCGTTTCCTGCCGACCCTAAGTTTAACTTAGGGTCGAGGGTGTCGCTTGAACCGACAACCTTTTTCTCATCTTCATCTAAATTAGCAACAGCCATTGATGGGTTGCTTAAATTGATCGCTTTGCAAATATCAATAGCAACAAACCAAGGTTCATTGTTAATGGCTAAAGTGCGGATGGATTTTGATTCAAAGTTGAATGTGGAAAGTTGGGTTTGATTAGACATAGAATGTCTCCTTTGGTTTGTTTTCGATATTAAGATTTACCCAGTTAAGGGTGCCGGGTGGTTCGAAAGCCGACCAAAAGAAACGGCTGGGATTATTCCCCTTTCGGGTGTTGTATTCTCCGCCCGCCCGACATAGATGAAATTGGATTTATGCGTGTTAAGTCTTAATGGCAATAAAACTAAACGAGATCACAAATTTTACGCATAAAAAAACCGCTATGCTATCGGGTGCGGACTTCCGCTTTTGGTTTAAGGTTTCGACACCTTGAGCAGAACTATCTGCTTGACAAAAATAATAATGAAAAATCCCCTTGGGTGTCAAGGGGATTTGTAAGTTGAACTAAAATATTAACCTATATTATTTTTTTAACTGCAAATACTCGACCAGTGGGGCATATTCAGCATCAGCCATGATTTGACTAGATATCTTCCCTTTGCCTTTTTTGAAAGCGGAATACATTGATTTGACCAAACAACCCATTTCAATTTCTTTCTTACACCCAGCAAAATCATTTGTTTTTTTCGCAGAAGCTTCCAAAATAAGTGCAAACATTCTGATACCTTCATGAACATCAGCTACATTGCCTAACTTTAATTTTTCTATTTGCTGAACGTATGATTCCACTACTTCTTTAACGATCCCTTTCTTATCGACAAATTGGCAGTTATTCAACATTGGGGAGCCTGCAACTTCACCTGCACCTCTGCAGTAAATTTCAACCTTTTGACCCTTATTTAAATCTATAAGTTTTTCTTGATCTGATTTTTTAAATCTAGCCTGAACAGAGTTGAAACTATACTTATCTTTTGTTGCAAAAGTAATAAATGGCTCATCTCCCATGCCACTATCTATGCTTTTTATTGTGCCCGATACAATAAACTCTTTGCCTTTGTATTGTTTATCTCCTCTAGCTTCATTTTCACCATAGGTTTTTAAAATGCTTTCAGCAGGGATTTTTTCTTTCAATCCTTTAACTCGCTCATTTTCTTTATATAACCCACTAAAACTAGCTTCACCGCCATCAAGATATACATTAATGTCTTCTTCAAAAAAAACACGGAAAGCCTGAATTTCTCTTTCTGTTGGTTGATATTTCACATCTTCAGCAATAGCTGCCCCTGTTAAAGATGAAAAGATGAGCGATGCTAATAATAGTTTTTTCATTTCTAACTCCATTTGGTTTAAATTTGAAAGGACTTTACCACAAAAAAAACTATTTTTCTGTGATTTACCTCTCAAATTTTAAAGGTATTTTTAAATTAGAAATAAAATTTTATCGCACTTTAAGCATCATAACGTGCTGTTTGTTGCTGTCCGTAAATATCTTGGTAATCAATTGAGATGGTTAGCTTGCGTGTATCTGTATCAAAATTAGCTTGATAATCAGTTATTCTGCTTACACCTTCAGTTTCTAACACATAGCGTTTTATTTTGATTTCCCAGTCTGCCATATTTACCCCACGCCCCATTTGTTCTAGCCAAGGTAAACCATGCTCAAGGTCTAAAAACCAGTCATTAGCAAATGACCAAAGGCGAGTTTGTACATTTTGAGCAATGGCATCGGACTCTGTTGCGTAGTTTGAAAAGCCTTGTCCAAATGTCCAATCGTGATTGCTATCTATTCTGCGTACTTTCATTTCACCACCATCTAATTGCGTTAATAAATGGTGTAAGAATGGATAAGCCTAAGCAAATGATAGCAAAAGCAATCGCAAAACGAATTAAAGGGGTTGTTTGCGTTTCCATATCTAATCCTTTTAAAAGATGAATTTGTAACTTTGTTTTGATATACTTCACAACGATTTATTCCTTTTAAATTTCGCTTAATTGGAATGAAAAAAAGCCAAGCACGCCTATGCTTGGCTTTTTACATTAAATATTAACTGCACTTTTATTGTGGCACGCCCGTTTTACCGCCACTGTCGCCTGTATGTTTATGGGTTTTCCCTGAAATACCGCCCGCTTTCACATCCGTATCGCTTGAGATAACACCTGTGGAGCTATGCGAGCCTGTTTGCGAGGTATCGCCCTGATGTTCGATATTTCCTTTAATCAAAATCGAGCCGTTTTTGATTCTGATGTATGTGCTGCCATCAAGGGTTTGCATGGATAACCCTTCGGTAAAAAATCCATCGATAGCTTTCGGCACAGAGCATATGCCAGGAATAAACATCGCATCGGATAAATCATGTAGCCTAAAATCTAAAGGCGTTGATGCGCTGCCGTTTTGCCACCATCCGTCAATGCAACGCTCAGAAAATATCGCTATGCCCTCATCGCCTGCTTTAAGCGGGAATGTCACCGCAAAGCCCCCGCCTCGAGGAAAACTCACGGGCACATCAAGAAGTGGCGGTATATCTGCCCCACTCCCATCAACTAACTGCATTTTTATTTGTATCGCAAGTGATACAGTTTGCTTGGCTGGGTCAAAACTCACCACTTTTGCCGGCAATGCCGTGTGAAGGTTTAATCGGTCCTGTTGGATTTGTCTATCTGCTGCTGTTTCAGGGGTGGCGAGTAATTGTTCGTAGTTCATTAAATATAACCTTTGATTTATATTTTAAATATGTTATGATTTGCATAACTTAAAAGTTATGAGAGTTTTATGTTCGAGTTATTATTTCACCCTGAAGCATTCGCTGAAATTGAAGCCTTATCTCCAATAATGCGAGCTAAAGCGTTAAATGCTCTGGATAAGTTAGAAACATTAGGCAGTGAGCTTCGTTTCCCGCATACGCGCGCAATGGGTAATGGTTTATTTGAACTGCGCGCTGGCAATAAAGATATTTCGCGCACCTTTTTTGCTTTTGCCATAGGGAAGAAAATTTACATCCTGCGCACTTTTGTTAAGAAAACACAGAAAACCCCACCGTCAGAAATTGAATTAGCTTTAAAACGTTTAGGAGAAATGACCGATGAAAGTTAAACCGATAAGTTACAAACAAGTAAAAGAGACCTTACTTCAAGACGAAGAAACTAAAGCACTTTATTTGCAAGAAAAACGTATTGAGGAACTGCAATCACTACTCCAAGAAATGCGTATTCGTGCAGGTCTCACTATTTCTCAAGTTGCCGAAAAAATGGGTGTAACTCAACCGGCAATCAGCAAATTAGAAAAGAATGCCAGTCGGGCTTCATTTCTAACACTACAACGCTATGCTCATGCTTGCGGTGCCGAATTGCGTGTCGGTGTCATTTAATATAAATGACTGCACTTAACAAAAGTGCGGTCATTTTTTCCTGTCTTTTTTTTCCGATTTTTTAGGGTTTTCTACCTTTTGGAATTTGCCCCCGACAACCGTCATCTTGCTGTGCCAATCCCCACCGATACCATCGCCAGAATGCGCAAGTTTTACTATCTTGTACTCCCCATTGAAATACTCAATGATAGATTCAACTTTCACAAGTCCGCCAATTTGTAATGCAGGGTTGAGTAAACAAGTCAGTTCTAATCCCTCATCAGTTTGCTCTGGCACATTAATCATTCCTGTATCTTGGGAAATCAGTACAGCATCATCACTTAGCACTTTATCTTTCGGTAGGAAAATAAGCGAGCCATCTTGGATAGACCAATCAGCCTTATTATTGCGTGCAATTTTGGTGAGAATATCTCGACTATTGCCGTTTAATACCCTACCACGAGGGAGTTTTCGTTGGTTGGGAATGTCAATGGCACCAGTCTGCACTTTAGGCATCGTCTTTTGCAATTCCTCAACAATCTGCTTGTCTGTTGCTCCTGCTTTTAATGTTGTTTTGGCTCTCGACTGAGTATAGGCTTGATGCCCATCTGAACACTCAAGCGTAAGAACAAAATCCAATCCCTCTCGCTGGATTCTCGTCTTGGTAATATCTCCCGCATAGATTTGGCGTAACTCGCCATAACCAACCGATAAGGCGACTTTCTTATAATCTTGGCTTAATAATTGGTTGATATGGTCTCGATTTAAGTTCCACACTTGGATTTTAGCGGGATTAGGCTTTTCATTAATGGTTTTATCAATTTCAAACGCAACACGTAATTGCTCAATGCTTAACGTTTCTTGGTCGTTGCTAATGTCCAGTTTCCAACGTCTGCCAAATTGTTTCATTGTCTCTCCTTGCGCTATTTAGCGAGTTCAATAAGGACATTTGCCAACGGTGTAATACATAAAGCAAACAAGCCAAGCGCAACGATAACAATAGAGAATGCGATTGCACCTCGCATAATCGGACTTGCATTTGTTTCCATTTCTAACCCTCTTTTAAGTGTATTTTTCGCCTATATACAAAAAGCATCGAGTGCCCAAATCTTCCATGCTAATCGGGTCTAATTCGGCACCGCTTTCATCGTCCAAATAGAAGAAGTAAGGCTGCGTACTGCGAGCCAATAATGGCACTCCGCACGCGAGCGCATGACCTCGACAAATCTGTTTTTGATTTACTGGCTCAAATATATCCATCGCCCAAAATTGTCCAATACTATTAAATCGCAAGGTTAAGCGGATTTTTATGCCGTTAAATTCAAAAGTTTGCTCCTGATAAGGATGTTGTGTTAATGGAATTTTACGCATACGTCTTACCACCATTTAAAAAGATTGAAAAGGGAAGAGGTTCTTTTAGGCGTATCGCTGTTTGGCTGAGTCGAGCCTTGCTGCGATTTTGTTGCAGATTGAACCGATGCTCGACCGCTTTTATTTTTCCCCGATGCCCCTGTCTTAGATTTAGATTGAGCTATTTGCGTCTCAACAATA